CTTGCAGCGGTATTTACTGCATCTCCAATAGCTGTATAATCAAATCTTGATGAGGAACCCATATTACCTATTACTGCTTCTCCTGTGTTTATTCCTATCCCTATTGCTATACTTGGTAAACTTTTACTTTCTAATTCTTTATTAAGTTCTTCCATATTCTTTATAATATCTTTAGCGCAATCTACCGCTATTTTTGGGTGATTTAACAAGTCTAATGGAGCATTAAATATAGCCATCATTGCATCTCCAATGTACTTATCCACCATACCACCGTGTTTTTGCACGGCTTCTTGTTGTGCGGTAAGGGCTTTGTTCATAATAAACGTAACTTCTTGAGGGTCCAATGCTTCAGACATGGCGGTGAAGCCTCGCACGTCTGTAAATAAGAAGGTAGCTTCTTTCTTTTCTCCTCCTAATTTTAGAAGATCAGGGTTCTTTTGTAGTTCTTTTACCTGTCTGGGGTCTAAATAATGCTCAAATTGCTTCTTAATCTGTTGTCTTAGCTTATACTGTTCTCTAAATCTAAGGTAAAAAGCCGTAGTTCCTGTAATAAATTGGCTAATTAATGCCCAAGTAACGTCTATTAAAACCCCAGAACCTATCGTATAGACGCCGTAAGACGCCGTAAGCGCCAGTATAAGCCCCGCAGAGGTTACCCCTAGAGTTATCCCAAAAAGGTTAATAAACGCCCATATAAGCGCTACAGAGGCTAAAAATATACCCAGTTCTAAGGCTAACGCATAATCAGGTATTTTGGGACTATCCTGGATTAAAATAGACTCGGCTAATGCTGCCTGAATCTTATGTGGCTCAAGCAATCCAGCAGGAGTGGCAACCTGAGGCATAATGCCTTTAGCGGTGATACCCACAAATACAAATCTTCCTTCAATATCAGGAGCTTCGTTATACAGCTCATTTAATGTAAATTCAGGAGTATCTACCCAACTAATCCATTTTCTACCTAATGAATCCGTAGGAACAGGAGGAATACCACGAACACGAACTTCTTCTACTCCGTTGGGATTGGTTTTAATTACATAAGTGTCTGCGTTAGCTAAAACTTTTAACACTTCTGTACCATACGCGGAAACCCAACCGTCAGGTGTTCTCATTAATAACGGCATTCTTCTAACTAATTGATCAACATCTGTAGGAGCAATAGCTATTCCTTGTGTTGCATTGTTTTTAAGAAGATCTATATTTTCTATAACCCCCTGAGCCTTAAATCCTCCTACGTCATCCCCCATAACAACAGTTCCTGTTGTGGGAGGGTATTCTCCGTTATCGTTTTCAAACATAGCTAGAACACTAGGCGCGTACGACAAGACTTGGGCAAATTCAGCATCTCCTCCAAATCTATCTGGTTGTGGAAAGGCTATAACCCAACCCACACCTAGTGCTCCACTATTTAAAAGTTCTAAATGTATTTCAGCTAATCTTTGTCTTGGTAAAGGATAGCCGCCTTCTCTTGCTATATCTTCTTCGTTTATAGAAAGAATAGAAAAATAATTAGAAGGTTGTTGTTCCGCAACAAAAGAATCAAATACTTTAAGCTTAATAATTTCTAAAGGAGTCCACTGTTGCACTAGCGGTACTGCTAATAAAACAAGCAAACAAAGAAGTTGGAAAAACCTAATCACCTTGATCAATGGTTATGGTTTTATTGCAATTAGTCGTGCAATTATAATTAACGGTGATGCTCTTATTGGTGCTTCCTGATTGACTAGCCGTTACGTTATAGTCATCAGTATAAAAATTTAACCTCATATAGTGATCTCCGCTCCCTGTTTGCGTTATCGTTGCTTCGTTATTGTCCGCTGAATTACTAGCATATATCTTTGCGTAATGCTCTCCCGAACCTGACTGAGTAATACTAAATTCCGAACTATCTCCAAAAGCCCTTATTTCTCCTTCCTTATCGTCGCCTGTTTGCGTAATAGTGTACACATTATTGTCCCCCTGCATATAAATCTCAGCGTCATTATTATTACCATTTTGAATTATATCCATGTCGTTACCATCATCGTCCGCGTCTATATAGCCAAAATTATCGTTGCCGTCTTGGTCTATTTTGTATTTATTGCCTGTGTGATTTGCTACTTGGCTATAGGCTCTAGCGGTGTTGCTTGTACCTTCTTGATCTATATCTATTTCAGCGTTACTACAGTTATGGGTAGTGTAAGTGCCTTGCGATAAACCACACCACACCCTAGCAGTATTGCCTGTTCCTATTTGATCAATATGAATAAGAGAAGAACTCCCTTTTGTTCTAATCTCTGTGGAGTTGTCTCCCGCATACGCAAGAACAGAAATAAAACTAATCAGACTGATTGATAATAATTTCATTTTCACCTCCTCCATTTATCATAACGTTTATTAATCTTCCAGCAGATAATATCTGTATATTATACCCTGCTCCTTTGTCTAATTCTAAATCTATAGTGTTTTCAACTTGTCTAACTAAAGTAAAAATCTCACCTTCGACAAACGTATAAACTTGAGCGTTTGGATCAAATCTAGGAATAATGCCCTCTATTCGTACTCCGTCTATTTCTCCTTCAGCTCCCTCATCTCTGCCTCCCGCAGATACTTCTTCTAAAATTTCTAATAAGTCTTGTAAAAAATCAACAGAAAGTAAGTCTATATCTAATCGGGTTATTTCTTCTTGTAGTTCATCTTTAGAAAGATCACTGTCATCGTCTAAATCATTTTCTTCTAAAAAATCAACGTCTAAAACATTACTTGAAACTTGGCTTTGTTCATCTATGGCGACTTTTACTTCTTCGGGAGGGTTCACTATTAATAAATTATCTATAAAATTTAAAGTAAGATTATTTATAACTACGGGCTTAGTGGGAGGGGCTTCAGAAACACTAACCATTGTTGCTTGGTACGGTTGATTAAGTATCTCTATGCCTGCCATTGTTTCTACCGTAATTTCTCCTGAAGAAGTTCCATCAGCTTGAGGCAATAGAATCACAAGAGAACGACCTAATTCATCTACAGTTGTGGTGAAATCAGTGCCACGAATAGCAATCGTAGCACTCGGAGTACGAATAGAAATGTTTTCTTTATCTATTCTTCCAAGCGCTCCAGTAATAAAACGGGCGGTTCCGCTTGCCATTTGAAGCGCCATTTTGCTTTTGCTTGGATCAGGATCATAGATATATTCATCGATAACAATTTTAGAATGTTCAGTAAGGCGAATAACAGATGAGTCAAGAAACTCAATACCAATACGACCATTCCCAGTACGCACGTCATCATAGCTAAGAATATCCAAATTAGCCGTTGCCAGTAATTTATCTGACTGATTTCCGCGAAGAACTTCTCCATTTCCCCTTAACTCAGAGATCTTCCCTATCTCAGAATAAATATTATTAAACGGTATTAATACTAATATTAACAGCCACTTGTGCATTGGTCTACGTCGATAGTACCGTTGCTAGTTGTAGCGGTTATAACAACCACACCCGAAGTGCTACCAGTGCTATTTGTCTGGTCTATGTCTACATCATTAGTGTTTCCTGTAAGTTCCACCGTAATTGAATGATCAGCGTTTCCTGTTTGAGTTGTATCAATATCATTAGAATCACCATCAATGTCCCAATTATTAATGCACCCAACCACTTCACAAGTTGCATTCAAGTTATTAGAGGTACCTGCAATAACTATGTCTTGATTACCTGCTGTTGCTGTAGCTGCAGCACCTTGAGTAAACGAAACTACGTTTGAATCTCCTGTTGCCGCATAATCAAAATCAGTATTAGCAACGTCTCCTGTTGCACCAAAAGCTAACGTCGTTTGGTTACTATCTCCTGTATGTGTGGTTGTAAATGAAGTGCTATTACCTTGAGCCACCGAGGCAGCCATTGTATTGCTATCTCCTATTTGATCTATATCAACAGTCATAGAAGTCCCTGTAAAGGTCGCTCTAGTTTGAGACGTACCTACTACGTTTGTGT